GATATATTACCGCCAACAGTAAGATTTCCAGCTGGGCTACTTACATCAATTATTTTTTCATATTTAGAGCTATTAGTATTAGTTGTTAAAGGCAAAGACCCCGAAGATGTGTGCGCTGCATTTACAATAAATACATCATTTGTTGTTGTATCTTTTACTAAGTCACGTTCTACATATGCAGTGCTTGCAGCCCAATCGCCTTTAAAAGTGCCAAGCTCTTGGGTTACAAGTGCATTTCCTGCACTATTAAAAGCAAGAACTTTATTAATCCTATCAGCAGCAAGCGGTAATGTTAATGTGGCGGCAGTGTCAAAGTCAGCAAGTTTAACACCGCGACTAGCCAAATCTTCTAAATCAGCAGTGATAGCAATCATTCTATCAAGTTCAGTATTTAAAGAACCAATGTTAAATGGGCCAGAAGATGGAAAATCTGTTGTTCGATCTAAATCTATATCGCGCGTAATAACAACTGTTGAGCCACCAGTAGCACCTGTTACAGACATAGTAACAGTACCAGTAGAGCCACTACCTCCACTTACTGTATAATGCGTTGTTATTGTTTTAAGCGTTCCGTCAACATATACATTTAAATCATCATTATCAAAAAATTCAAAAGATACAGTAAATGAAGTTTGCGTAGCGCCTTGGGCTACAGCATACGACACACGCGGATTATTATCAGAAAGGTTAATAGTCATATCTTACCCCTTTTTTATCGGCATAGCTAAGAAGAAATAAACTGACAACGCACAATTACTCAAACGTTCTAGCAAAATCGCCTAATGCATTTTTAATTTCATTCATTCTTTGTTTAATAAACACATTCCAAACTAATGGTATTTGTCTAACAAATTGTTCTGTTCCGTCACCATATTCGCCTCTTGCAAAATCTTGCCCTGTTTTTACAAAACCATATGTATAGTCAGCAGGTGCACCAAATATAGATATAACTCCACCAACTGCATCAGGGTCTTCTTGAAATTTTGGTTGGAATGGCAATGGATTTTCAATATCAAATGCCATACCCATTTCAAGAGAACGATAAAACATATCACTGTAGATTGCAGCTAAACCAGAAAAATCAAAAGCTCTAAGAATTTTATCTTCAATATCCATTTCATTCCACGCCCATTCTGGTGTACGGAACTTAACAATGTTGTAACCCAAGAACATAGCAACAGCAAAATGTATTGCAGGATTACGCACTGCACCCTGTGCATAGTTAGTTGTTACCTTGTTCAATGCACCAACAGTGTATGTGTAAAAGGTAAATGGAATAGCAAGCATTGGATGCTCAATCTCAGCATATCCTTTTACTCTTTTACTTTCTTTCATGCCAAGTGTTTTAGCAATATGCATAGGAAGATAAGTTTTTCCTGACATTGCCAATGGTTTATCCGCAGGTGTACCCATGATTATACGATTCATAACACCACTTCTTAATGCTGATCTAAATGCATCTAACGCTTGATCGTCAGTCCACGCATCAGTGTTACCAAGAATAAATCCATTTTTTGTTTTTTCAATTGGTTGACTTGCAATACGTTTTGCCATTGCTTGATCAATATTGTATCGGGCAAGAAATTCTTTTTGGAATTTTGTACCGCCACCATTGCCAACTGCTTCGGCTGCCTCAATAATTGTATGCGTTCTAAACATACCATCCATTGATTTTGCCAATGTTGTCATTTGAGCAAGTAAATTAAATTTATAAAAGCCACTATTTATTCTATCAGTTAAGCCGCTTCGAAATGGATCGCTACTAAGGCTTTCCATAAACTTCATTTGATATGATCCTGCAATTACTTCAAAGCCATCACCTGATTTTTGAAGTTCTTTTCTAGCCATAGTAACAGAATTATCATCAGCTAATGATGCCAATCCTTTTGCTATAACTTTCATTTCATGATCTAAAAATATATTAGAAAAATCGGATACAGCAGCAATCCCTGCACCACCAAGATAAGTCCATTGTGCAGCAGTTTGCATCCATTGAGCTATACGACTTGTTACACTGTCTGGTTTAGTCAAAACTCGCCCAACAATACGGTCATATGAACCTATAAACTCTTTGTTAATGCGATTTATATCTGCTTCGTCTATGCCTTCTTTACGCATATCTCTAGTGTTTTGTGCAATCACATCATCAATAGTTGCAGGAGCGCCATTCTCGGTACGAAACTGTCGAGCAAAGGCATACTTGGGAGCTATCTTTTCATTATAGGCAACAAGCACTTGTTTAAGATCAGTAACCATAAACTCTTGTACTTTGCTGTTAGGAATATCTAATTGTTTATGCAACAAATGTTTTGATCGACCTCTTCCAAAATACGCAAACTGTTCTAAACCATCATCATCAACAAGGTCTAGTATTTCATCTGTTGTTCTTTTTGCTCTGCGAAGGGCAGACGCTCGATCATTATCAAGCATTTTCTTAACATATCGTTTTGTTTTGTCATCCCAACCCCAGATAAAAGGTTGTTCCCTATAATGCGTTGTAAGTATTTCCTCGAATGTTTCACGATTGGCTGCAATCTTGCGTCTATCAAAATATCTTGGAAAATAGTTTTCTCGTAAACCTTTCTCAACAGCACTACCATCAAGGTATGCATTTACATTATCAAGGCGATCCCTCATTTCTGCAATATGACTATCTAATTTTTGTATTGCACTTTTTTGCTTTGGAGTAATTGATAAATCATCAAGAATTGTCATAGCATCATTAATATTTCTAACCATATAAGATGCTTCTAACGCAGTACTTAACTTTGACTTATCGTCAATAAGTTGTTGTTTTCGTGCAATTTGAGCGTCAGTTAAACCTTTGGCTTTTTGAGTTTTATTCATAGTTTCAATAAACTCATCAAGCTTTGTTATTTGTGCTTCTAAATAATTTTGGTTTGATTTAATAATATCATCGAAAACATTTTCCATAGAACCAATGCGGCCTTCAATGTTAGCTTGTCGCTTTACTAAAGTGCCAGTGCCGCCAAGCAAACCAACGTCATTAAGCATCTTGTCCCATTCATCGAAGTAAGAACGTAATACTTCAACGGCTCTGCTTTCCGCATCGGTTTGAGGTGTTTTGTTATTTATATAAAGATCAGTTACATGCTGCCCAAAGTCTTGGAATGTTAAACTTTCTTTACCTCTCATTTTTTTAATATGCTCAATTGTATCACTAATCTGCATATCAACTACATTGTAGTTACCACTCGGAGATACTTCACCCCAAATTTCGTGAATCTCATTGTAAACAGAACCCCATTTACCAGAAAGCTCTCCTGCTTCTTGATGAACAGATTTACCAAAAGACTTACTTAACTGGTTTAGTTTAAACATAACGCCACCGTCATTAACTAAACGCATAAATCTTAGCTTAACATCTTTTGTCGCTTTGCTGCTTACACCCATTACAGCTTTTACAGGCGTAGGTAGTGCACGATAAAAGATTGAATTAGTAAACCATTCACCTGTCATAAGAAGGTCTTCGTCATTTACCTCAGGTAAAGCATCAGCCATCTTTACTTCACTTGGTTTTTTTGGCATGGCATCAATGCCATCAGCAAGTTCACGTAAATTATTTATTGATGCAGAATAGGAATCAGCAACTGATTTTGCTTGTGGTTTGCTAATTTTTCTATCAACTAATCTACCAGTACCATAACCAAGAACACTTGCTATGCCTTGAGCAGTTGTTTGACTAATAAGAGCAGTAAGCACAGCTTGATCTGCTTCAGTTTGTCCTTCAAGATTATTAGCTAAATTAAGAATATTAGATGTGCCTTCGAAAAATGCAGCTTCAGCATTAGCAATTCTAAAACCTTTTTTAGCAAGTGACTCATATTGTCGAGCTTTTGTAGCTCCAATAATACTTTTGTTTAAAGCAGTTCTTGTGCCTTTTCTAGCAGCAGCAATAATTCCACCAGTTGTAATAAGTTCTCCTATAAATATAGGATCAGAAGCAATAGTTTTTACAAATCCTGCTTTTTCAAAAATTTCTTGATTACGAGTTTCTTGAAGAACTAATTGACGTACACGTTCTGCTGAACTTTCATTCAATCCATATGTTGATATTCTACGACCTTCAGGACTTTTTGGGTCAATACCATGATCAATTAAATACTGAACTACATTAAAACCTAAGTCACGCTCTGGTAATCCTTGTGCCTCTGCTATCGTACCGCTTATTGGTGCAGAAAAATATTCCTGCATATTAGCAACAAAAGTTTCACCATAAGTAGGTGTTGTTCTAACAATCTTTGGGGTTTTTCTTGGAAAAGATTCAAGTTGAGGAAGCTCTAGAATAGGATCACTCATTTACATACTCCAAAAATTCATCAACATGCTCTGGCAAAATTGCACCAACTTTTACTAATCGATCAAACTCTGCACGATTATCATTTATTCGCTCTGGAAACCTTGAGAATACAAGAGCACGCTCTGCATCAATAGTAGTTTGTGATGGCCCATAAGTTACTTCTGGATCAACAAGCCCAAGCATTTCCCCAAAGGCATCCATCCAACTAGTATTACCATACTGCGCTCCATTAGGATCATTTTGTAATGCTGATCTGTAAAACGTATGGTAAGTTTCTGTAAAAGTATGAGCATCTTCTTTTGTTTTAAAATCAAATGCATCTAAGTTTAATGGTGCGCCATCTCTACCGTACTGTTGCTGTAAACCCATATCTGTTTTTACATACAAAAAATAAATGGCAGGGGCGGTTGGAGATTCTTTTAGTTTTAATTCAAGCTTTGGGAGAAAAGACCTACCATCTATTTCTGCATACATAGGACGATCTTTTATAGTAGATGTAGGCGCAAACTTCATACCTGTTAAAAATGCGCCAACTTCTGCTGCTGTTCGAGCAGTTGTAAGCTCTTTAAATAATCTAACTTGTTCTTCTTTTGGTAGTCTTTCGTAAAGCATTTGAAATGCAGCATTATCCATATTACGCATTTCTTCAGCATTAAGATATTTGGTTCTTGCACCAACAACTTTATCTTCATTTATACGATTGCCAACCACCATGTTATCAGTACCAAAGGTTACATCAATCCATGAGTCCATTGCATTTTTTAAATCTTTAGAAGAGGTTACATCAAAACCAAATGCTAATGCTGCTTCCTGCAATCTTTGTCGTGTAATAGCATCAGCGCCAGAATATGTATCGTTTATCCAAACATCCAACTTTTTATCAATAACTGCTTCAATTGATTTGCGTATATCCCCGCCAAGTTGTTGAGCATTAGAAACTATTTGTGGTAATGCTTCCGCAGGTGTTCGAGCTCTTCCTGCTTCATACATTAAAATAGAAGCACCCAAACGAGCTATGGTTTTTTCATTAAGTTGCACTGTACCTTGCTGATTCCAGATATTTAACTCATCCCCAAATCTTGCAGCACCAGAGCCTAATTGAAATATCTTAAATACATTTTCATTATTTACAGCACCCATCATTGCAGCGCGATTTAAGTAATCTTTTATTGCAGGAACAACAACACCTTTGCTAAAATCACTAGCAATCTGATTGCCTATATCTGTTAGTTTACCACGTTCATTTCTAAGCTCAATTTGATCAAAATCTAAAGCTTGCCCTTCTTGCAGATTAGCTAACTTTCTATAAACTTCATTTTCATAAACTTTAATATCATCTAAATCTGCAACATTGCCTTTTCTTTTAACATTATCAATGCTTGTTTTGCGGTCTAATTCATCCTTAAAAGTATTGTACAATTTAGAATTTAAATCTTTTATTTCATTTATCTGTGTACGTACTTCTGATTTTGCAGCAAATGGTTTTCTTGCTTCATTTAATAACTGAGCAATTTTATATTCTGCACCTTCTTTTGGTAATGAGTTAATTTCTTCTTGAGACATAGATAGCAAAACAGCAAATCTATTTGGTTCTATACCATTATTATTTGTAAGTTGACGTATATTTTCATGAACAAGATTTACTACAGAACGAGCATAAGAAGTTTCTAAATTAGATTCTAACTCATAATAAAGTTTTTCATTCTTTTCAAAAACTAATTTTTTGACAGAAGATTTAGCCTTATTAAGTTGATCAATAGTAATTACATCACCATTATCAGCAATATCTTCTAAGTTTTCTCTTATTAATCTTGCATCACTTTCTTTTGATAACTTAACATTTCCTTTATCTTCTTCTTCAAATTTAGAAAACAAACTGTCTGCTTGGGATAACCACCCATTTATTTTATCATCACTGTGATTATGTACATTAAGCTCTGCAGCTTTTTTTATTTGGTATCGTATTACCGCAGCTTGCGGAAAACCTTTAGCATTTCGCAATTGATCAAGGATTTTTACAAATTGTTGAGCATTTGCTTTTCTTGCTTTAGTTTCATTTGCTTTATTTACCTTACCAGAAATAGAAGCTTGTAATTTTTTAAAATCTTTTTGAACAGAAAAACTTATATCTCCAATAAAATCACTTTCAATTAATTCAAGATATAATTTATCTGCAACATCTGTATTCCCAGAATCCAGAGCAGCTTCAATCTGTGCATTTAAATCAACAAACTGAAGATCAGCGCCCTGAGAAAGCTCAAGCTTTTTATCGTTTTCAGCTTTTAGTTCAGCCTCAAACTCTAATTCAATAACTGTTGCTTGAGGATCAAGCATTGCTTTTGTTTGCTTTAATATCGTTTGCCGTTCTTCAAATGAAAAATTTAAAATTAAATTTTCAACATCCTTTTTTATTTTATTAGATGGTAATTTATTTATTAACTTTGATGTTTCATCATCTTGGGATAAAGCAGCTTCTAAATTATTTAAAAAAATTTTATTATCTAAAGGAAAACGTTTTAAAGTATTTACCAAATTATCTTTAAATGTACTCGAAACTTTATTCAAAACCATATCAGAAATTTTTTCTTTGGCCGTATCTGGTGCTTCATCAATAAGATTACGTCCTGCATCTACAGCTAGACCAACCTCAACAAAAATATTGGCTTCAAAACTTTCCAATGATTGAATTGTCTTAGGCAAAGAAAGATATTCGTTTTCAAATTCTGATTGGATATTTGCTAATGCATCAATATTTGATTGAAAAGAAGATTGTAAATCAGCAAGTTTATCAGGTGCTAAATTATGTATAGTTTTTAAAGTTTCTCTTAAACGAACATCTTCAACTTGAGGAAGCAAAGCTCTATTTATAAACGCTGCTTCTACTATTGCTTTTTGAGATTCGGATAAATTTTTAGCAGAGTTAGAAAGTAAATTAGTAAATGCAGCAGCTTTACCATAATCAGCAACTTTTAGATTTTTTTCAAACTGAATACGATCTTGAGTTAAAGCATATTCTTGTTGAGCAGCAGAAATAACAGCTTGTGCTTTTTCTCCTAAATTAATAATAGCTTCGGGTGTAACTGCAAAAGCAACGGAATTATTGTATGCCTCAACTGCTTTAAATCTATTATATTTTGCATCATTTTCAGCATCTGCTTTTGCTTTTTTTGCGGATGCTATTTGTAATTTGCCTTGAGTTTCAAGCATAACAGATTGACCAGTATTAGAAATAAACTCGTTAAATCTACCACCAGAAGCTTTATCCATTGCCGCAAGATAAGAACTCATTTGGTCAGTATACTCATTTATTTTAAATGGGTATTTTATAGCAAATTCATTAGATTTATTCTGAATTTCTTCAGCCATAGATTCATTAAATCTACGTTCAATAACTGTTTGATATGCTGATGCAGCAATAGTACCAAAGTTTTCTGGAACTTTTAAAGCTTTTGGATTACCCTCGGCATCAAACTCAATTAAGTTTTGACGATTAATTTCTTTTGCAGCATTAGTACCACGTCTTTCAGCTTCTGCTTGAAGTTGAGGTAGTGCACTCCTTACAAGGTTTTGACCTGCTTGAGCCATACTTTGATACGCTCTTGCTGCACCAGTATCTGTATTAATTACTCCGATTCGTTTTATGCCTACCTGTCTTTGTTGTCTTACAATAGCCATGATGAATCCTATTTAATTGCCATATATTGAAATGCAGCCGAACCAACAGTTCCTAAAGCATTAAAGAATGATGCCTTACGTGCATTTTTACCTCGTTCTATTTCTATTGAGCTTGCAAGCGTTGCTTGCCCACTTTGCAAAGTTTTCATGCCTGAGATTGTAGAAACATCTTTAAGCAAAATTTTTCTTTGACTTGCTCTAAATGCTTCTTGCGCACTTTCCATACCACCTAGAAACATGGCATTTGATTCTGCCATTGCATAATTATAGCTTGCAAAACGATTTGCCATTTGCTCATCAGCTTGCGCTTCACCAAGAATCTTTTCAATTTGCATTTGTTTTGCTTGGCGCTGTGCATCTTGCTCTGCAGCTTTACCAGCTTTTCTTTGACCGATAAACGAAGAAGCAGTTCCAACCGCAGCTAAAAAAAGAGGAAGACCCATTAGAATATTAACTCCGCTACTAACCCATTGACTTGCAAATCAAGAGGTGCATTTTGTGTAATTGTTATTTGAGGATCACGATTATACCCAAGCAATCTAAATTCTTTTTTGCCAGTAAACGCAGACTGTTGCAAAGACAAATCGTCAGTAACATTTCTTATTACAAGAGCCGTTCCATTTACACTACATGACAGGGTGCTATTCAAATCAACAATAACACTCCCTAAACCTCTTGGTATACCAGTTATAGGACCATTACCTAAAGAAGCATCAATAGGATTTGTCTTTAACTCAATATCAAACTTATATCCTATCTCAACACTTGTTAGTGTATTGTCTACTGCAGAAACATTAATGTTTCCACTTGCTACTGTAAATTGACCCACATAATTATTTCCGTCAATAACATGCAAAACTGCACCATTATTAAAATCACCAGATACATCAAACACACCTGCAGTTCCACTGTAAGTTTTTGCCATGTCAGTATTAAAAGAATTATTAAATTCACATAAAACTATCTTTGTTGTCCCATCACCTAAATCATACTCAACATTAGCAAAGACACGATCATCAATAGTTATTGTAGAATGAAACTTTCCATTTGTAGTAAACTCAACCCAACCTGCTCTTTGTTCCGCTCTATTAGAATTAAATACTGCAATCGTTCCGTCATTGTTTAATATAAATACATAACTTTCAGATCGTGATAGCGCACCATATAATGTATTCATTTCAATTGGTGTTTTAATTAAATGTGAAGAAACAGTTGAAATAGGCGTGGAAACATACGCTGCTTCTGCATCACTAAAGATATATTCTCTTACAATAGCACCACCTTTTTGAACAAACAATGTTGCACCATCAATAGCTTGAGGACGTTGAAAACCTGATCCATATGGAGTTTGTCTTTTTAGATTTGCTGTTAGTGGTGTAATAGGTCTGTTTTGAAATGCAGGTACAAAAAACTCTGCTGATGCAGAAAATACTTGTAAGTCACGATTAGAAACTAAATGCCTTATTTGTTGTATTTCACCAACAGATGCAGTGATATGTATAGCCTGATCATCTAGTGCTTCACCTAAATCAAAGTTATAAAAATGTCCAGATTTGCTAAACCATATTGAGTCGGGTTGTGCTAAAGAACCGCCAAACACTAATCTATTTTCATGAAAAGTAACAGCAGCAGGATAACCCCGAAAGGCTGAATATGATTGTTCATCCCATGCTGTAGTCGGTGCATGGGTTGTTAGTGTAGGTGTTCCTCCACCACTTTCCGATGCATTTGCTGAACCACCTGCAGTAAAAGTAAATGTATCATCATCAATTACTTTTGTAACTGTTCTACTGCCATTAAGATTGCTTACAGAAATACTACCTACGCTATCAGAAATAGCCATAGTAAATGCATCACCTTCTGACATACCATGATTAACAAAGGTTACCTCTACTTTATTTGATCCGTTATCTGTTTTTAATGAATTAGGTAATAAAGTTATTGTAAGCTCATCAAGAATATCACCAGTTGCTACAGTAGAGCTTTGTATATCTGTAATTTCTATTTCATTTTTATTGTATCGAACAGTTGATCCTATTTGTGGAGGCTGTTGGACCTTGTTTATTTTTCCTGTTTTTGTACCATCTCCAACACCCGTTGCTTTAAATACCTGCCCAACTGCATTTGAATGAGCGCCTACAGTAGTAAAGTCAGAAGTTCCTATAGTTTTTACAATGTACCAGTTATTAACAACCATAGAACCATCTGCAACATCTTCTGTAACAAGAGTACCAGTATTCCAATAAGCAGAACTTGTAGTAAGTGTAACTCCATTGCCACTAGAAGCTGATGGATCAAGAGTTATTCCTGCAGTTTGAAAAGAAAAATAAGGTTGATAAATCTTTGTTGCTGAAGAGTTTTGATCAAACAAAAACGACTCAACTTGAAATGTTGTTAAACCAGTTCGAACTAATTGTTGTGTCGAAAACGTTTGATGCGCAATAAACATAACATCACCTGCTTGAGCATAAGTATATTCGTGAAGATATACATCATCAAAAAGTAATGTAGCTGAATTTATATCTTGAGTTATTGTTTGTATTAAAGAAACAACGCCTGTTGTTGGGCTTATTTGAAATATACGTATTTTTTGATGCTCTAATGAAATAATATATTGTTCATCATCAGAGAATATAAAAGGCAGCAGCCTACTCTGTTGTCTTTTAGCAGTGTCAACAGTTATATCAAACTGATATATGTTTTCTAAACCTGAACGTTTAACAACGCCACCTTCTGATCGTAGAAAAAAGTTTGTTACTTTTTGAGCAGATTGATTATAAATCTGTGTGTCAGTTCTTGAGTATAACGATGGGCTAACTTCACCAAAGCGAAAGTTTGTAAACGGAACTCTTACTTTCTGCATTATGTTCGCCTATTAGCTATAAACCTATTCGTTGTAAGTTTACGAGTAGTTTGTTGTTGGCTATCAAGTGATCGCGCTTTTATCATAGCTTGAGAAGCTTGTTGACTCATAAGCTGTGCTAATGCTTGATCTCTTGCAAGACCCGCAGCAAATACAACAGCTAGTTCATATTCTACTGCAACTGTAAAATATGAAGGCCAATCCTGTTCACTTGCTCTATATGTAAAATCTAATACTAATTCATCTGTTGATGCTGAGTTAGAATAAATCTTATCACCATAAGTTTGATATTCGATTGGATAGTCATTAACTGTCACCGCATGTGACATTAGCCAACCACTAGGAATTTGATATGCAGCATCAAATCTTCCTGTTGGGACATCCGTTAATCTGTTTAATACCGCTTGGTTAGTAGCAAATCTCCACCTGCAATTAACAAGTGCAGCCCTAGCAATATCTTCATACATATTTGAGGCAATCAATGCTTCATTATTACCATCATCAAATGAAGTAATTGGATCAGCCCCTATGAGAATTAAAGCTCTACTGCAAACATCTATTTCTGATCTTGCGGGTGTACTCGAAACTGCCATATAAAATCCTCAAAAAAAGGGTGGGGCCGAAGCCCCATCCAATTAATCGCTATCAGTTGCTGTAACTGTTAGCCCATCTACAACGTCAACTGCAGATGCAGTTACACTATTTGCATATGTAATTGTTACAGCTGGTGTACCACCTGTTGATGTTACTGCAATAATAACATCATTGCCGTTAAACATATTTGCTGAGTCACTAAAATAACCCGCAGTGTTTACTGTCGCAATAGTATCAGTAGTTGTGTAATGCCACAATGTAACACCAGAACCACCCGCTAAACGAGTTAGACTTGTTGCACTATAAGCCATGATCTACACTCCTTAGTTATTATCTAGCAGTTCGTATACACCGTTGTCATCAATAACAACTGAACCCATTGACATCATTGATGTTGTTAGGTGTGATACTTTTTCTGCTACATAGTTGACTTCAGTTTGAACATCAGAGTTCACACCAATACCTACCGCACGCATATGGTAACAAAAGTTTTTGCCACCTGATACAGCAGACGTTGAAAAAATCTTAAAACCTAAAAACTCTTTCATTGTCATACCACCTGCAAACGGTAGATTTTGTGGCCCAACAAAGTCTGATGATGCAAACTCATTAATGTTGAACAAATCTGCAAAACCTGCAGGAGACATTGCTATATAGCGTTGCCCATCTTCGGGAATGTTAGCTGACCCAAAGGTTTCAAATGCAGATAACAAATCTGCTTTTTCAACGGCAGACGATGTATCGTGTAACTGAGTTGAGTTAGCACCCGCATCTAATGCGGTAGTAATAATCTCATCAGTCTTACGACCCAAAGCAGCAGCAGCAGATTCAGCAACAGCCTGACGTTCATTAATGTTTGTCTTAATTTCGTCAAGTTTGTCGATATACTCAGCCGCATAGTAATCAGCCATTGTTACTTCCACATTAGTATGTGTTAGCTCCATTGGAGTTACATTACCGTTTCGTGATTTTGTTGACGCTGTTCCAGTACCAATTTTCTGGAATCGCGCAACATTACCTGACACATTCGTAGAACGAATAGTGTTTCGCAATTTAGAACCCATGCGCTGATAAGCAAGATGCACATCGGTTTCAAACTGCTTGATAAAGGCTTGATCTATTGTATTAGCCATTTTTACAGTTCCTTTATTAAGTTACGAGCATCTCGGGTATCCGCTCCGCATCATCAACAAAGGTATCCTTTCGGGCTTCTCAGTGCATTACGGGCCTTGATGTTTCATGTGAAACATAATTTTTTACAGAATTGCAACGCACAAATTCAACATACGTAATATTTTTATGCTCTGACATACCAACTGCTTTAAATCCTAACCATGCTGCCCATTGTAACATGTCACCATATTTTGCTGAAATAGTCATAGTTAACATTGGATGCATTTGATCAAAAAAATTAACAAGTGATTTTGAGCCTCGAACTAATCCTTTATAGTTATTTTTTAAATTCGTAGTAAATAACGCAAACATTTGTGGTGTTTCATCATCATGAACTAAGCCGCAAACTAAAAGAATTACCCCTCTCTTATCTTTAACAATATAAGCTTCACTTGTATCAACAACATTTTGCAAAGCTTCAGTAATGCTTTTATAACCTAAATTGTAAAGTTCTATAAGAGTTTCATGATGAATTACTTTAAGAAACTCTTGTATATGATGTTCACGAAAGGGCGTCATATAAAACGCCCCTTGTGATAATATTTTAATTTCTTCCTGCATAAAGCCGTTTCCAACCCTCATCAATCATCTTTACATAGTTTTGATCTCTTTGATTGTGGCTGCTATATTTTGGGTCTTTCATCATTTCAGTAAGTTCTACCTCACTTAGATTAGAAGCAATATTAGCTTGCTCGGAAACACTTGGGTCTTGCATTTGAGACATAATAGCTTCAAGCGCAATAATTCCATCTGCACCCTCACACATTCGTTCAATAGCAGGAAGCGCGTCTTCGGGAAAAAACTTGTTAGCAAATAATGATGCGGCTTCTATTCTAGCCTCTGCATTATCACCAAGAAGTTTTGCTTGTGCTTCAAGGTTAGGCTCTGGACCCATTCCATTCATATACATTTCAAGTCCTTTTTGAAACTCTTCATGTGTATATCCATTCTTGTGGCAATGTTCTGCCCATTCTTGCAACATTGAGTTATCAGCCGCTTCTTCTGGATCAACAAAGTCAGGCAACTCATAACTACCTGCATCTTCTGGTACACCTTCTGATGCTTGTTGTTGCAACTCCTCCATTACCCGATTACGAACATCTTCTTCTTTTTCACCAAGTTTGGAAGATAATGCTGAGTATGCTTTGCTTAAATCTTCTGGTGTATTAAATTTTTCTGGCAACCACTCAGGTCGATCATCAATTGTTTCACTAACTGGTGTTTCAGTAACTGGGGCTTCTACTGTTTCAGCTTCTTGTTCCATCTTTTTTTACCTTATGCACATGATTAATTCTATTTTCTATCAATCCAACAATGTATCTCTGGCCTTCCATGTGACGCAATTCTTCTGTCGTAACATTTGGGCCATTAACCATTTCAATAGTGATTGACCTTAGATAACGCAATACTGCTTGACCTGTTATAGAATTAAACAGTGTTGCTATATTTTCACTAATCTCACGATCTTTTTCTTGTGGACGGTTAATACCATCAATACCCACATTAATTTTTTGACTCAAGCATTACTCCATTGGTTGTTGTGCTTGTGTCTCAACTTGCTGCATTTGCTGCATTAATGCAACTATTTCTTTTCTTTCCTCTTCATCACGAATCAAAGAGTCGGGAACCCCAAACTTTTTAGCAAGATATGCAGCAGTCATTTCAGAGTTAATTAATATTTGCATTGCTTCTGGACCAAAAGCAGACTGAGCCAGTTCTAGAAATCGAGATACAGAAGAAATATCTTGATTAGCCTGTGCCTGTGCTAACGGAGAAACAGATTTAATTTTGACTTCACGACCATTAATTGTTGGTACTTCAATGCGCCCTTGTTTTTTAAGAATGTAAATTACACGTTGCAATACTGGTTGAACTAATTCAATCTGTAATCTGCCAAAGGCTGACCCAATACGTCTGGAAAGATCAGCCATTCTTTCTGCAACCTCTGTTGCTGAAGCAGGTGTTCTATTTGGGTCCCCTAGCATTTCACTATAAAGATTTTTCTTAATAGCTGTTTGAGCACGATCAATTTGCAATTGAGCAACATCAAAGCGACCTGCGGCTTGTATAGGCTGCAAACCTGCTGATCCCATAGCTTTTGGTATTATAGTTCCGGGAACTAAATTTATTGTATCAACATTTACAACACCATCATCTTCCATTTGATAAATGCCAGAGATTGCCATTTGAGCATTTTCAAGAATCATTTCAACAGTAAGGTTTACTGTTTTAATATCAGACAATGCATTAAATAATGGTCCTCGACCATATACTTCACCTGCACACTTAGACCATCTAAAACAAATAAAAGGGTTTGAACCTACGCCTTTCATTTCACGTTTCATTAAAACAGATTTAGTTGTCATACAAATGGCATAATGAATAAATGCTTCTTCATTTAACTGACTATAATCACGGCAAACAACCTCAAGAACAGTAGTTGTTTGATCTCCTTGGTTAGACATTAACCCAATAATTTGTTCATTAAATGTGCCTTTAGGGTATAAAATTTGCAACTGATCATATCTTATATTTTTACGCTCACGAAACACATGATCAATTCTATCATCAGGTCCAGTATCTAAAATTACATGAGGCAAAGGAATTGCTGAAAATCTAATAGGGTTTACAGAGTCGCCTTCTTCGCAAACTAAAACACCAGTACCAACGGCTAAATCCATAAAGGATTCGTGAACTTCTTGAGAAAAATTAGAGTTCTGAAGAACCTCAAATACATAATCGGTTACTTCATCAAGGTCATTGTTTACTGAATCTCTTTCTGTTTTAGGAACTTCAGAGCCAGCAGTTAAATCAGCCCACCTTGCAAAGTTAGGAACTAAACCAGACTGAAGCCGACTTGCAAACTCTTGAACAGCAACAACAGCAGTAGAATCAAAAATTTTATCATCACGTCTTTGCCCAGATACTTCATAATAAAATGATTCCCTTTGAGGTAAAGCATATTCATAACACTCTTCAAAAACATCAACAAAATTTGTACGTTTTGACTTTGACCGTTCATAACGACTAAGATAATTTTTTGCAATTGGATCAGTTATCATTATGTAAACCTGCTATAAAAACCCATGCCACCTGCTACAGAAGATAATAAACTTCTACGACCACGACCCGCTCGTCTTGTTCTTCTACGTTTTGCAGCATCAGATGGTTCATCACTCATTGTTTTTAAAAGAGAACGCTCTCTTTCTTTCTGACGAATTTCTTGTCTGCGTTGACGTTCAGCAATCTGCGCTTCATTTGCTTTGCGCTGACGCTCTGTTTCTAATTGTTTTTGACGTTCTTTTTCTAAATCTTTTTCTGCTTGTACCTTTGCTAATGAAGCATCAACAAACATTTCTTTTTGTTGTTCGTCAATTGACTTTGCAGGTTTTTCGGCCTGTTCTTCTATTTCAGAAATACGTTTTTTATCTTCTTGTATTTCTTCAGAAAGAGTTGGAGCTTTATCAACAACAGTTGCTGCTTCACTTGTTGGCTTTGTTTCTTCAACTTTTGGTTCTTCAGCTTTAGGCTCTTCAACAGGAGCAGCCTTTTTCCTTTTTCTGAAACACATAATAATCTCCTAAGTTATTTTCCCAAAAGCAGAGAAAAGAAAAAAATGCAACGCACAATTTACATTCTAGCCCACAAACCTTGTCTTTTTTGTTTTGTGTTCTGTTTTTTAAATACATCAAAGTTACGACTTGCTACAATAGTACGCGCAGGTTTTTGACTATTTAACAACGCTCTTCCTTCACCTGCGCCTAACATCATGTACTGTAGAGCATCATGAATATGAGAATACATATTTTTATCAGGTTTATCTGCGTATCGTTCACCACTAACTTCCATACGTTTATATTGATAACCACCTTCGAAACCTTTTATCAACTGTTGACACCGCCTATCAATTAAAAACGCAGGCTTGCCTTCAACCATCTTTCCAAGTTGGGAGGAAACGGATTCAAGTCGAAGATCAACGGAGTTACTCGGAGCAGGGTAAGCCCGTAAGCCCGCGCCACGCAGAATATGAAAAGGTGTAGATTCATCAGTCTGCGCTCTAAAGTCGCCAGAAGGGTCGCCATAAATATATACATCAGAACATTGAGAAAATCGGGTAGATATTTCCTCACGAAGAACTTCTGCAAAACGTACGATTCCCATATCAAAAGCTACAACTTCTGACTGAACTAACCAACGCCCTCGAATTTTTTGACCTAATGTTGCTGCTGGCGTTAATCCAAAATCTAAGCCAATATACAATGGAGCATTAGCTGCTACTGCAATTTCTTCTTTAGAAATATGAACATCAGATGCAAACATGGGATAAATAGGTTTTCCATCTTGGATTGTTCCAAGCCTGTTCATAACATAGACATCGATCCAACTTTTTGTTTTACCGCGTAACAAATTATAATAATAATTCTGCATCATATGCTTTTTGTTTTCAGCAGTTTTATTTGATTCGTAGTCTTTTACTTCTCCATCTTCATCACGTACTTCTAACATAGCAGGTGGTTGCGTAAAAAATTGCCAATTGTCAGGTTTAACTAACATGTTAGCTTGTTCTCTAGGAATATGGTCTGGCACTGGAACTTCACCAGACATTATAGGCCACCAGTGATCTTCTTCTGGCGCGTTAGTATCTGCAATAACCCCTGTCCAACTTGGACCCCCATCTTTCATACTTGGGAAACGACCAACACGCATAGTACATGCATCGATAATACTCTTTGGTATCTCCCTTGCCTCGTTTATCCAGATGCCTGTTAACTCAAGGGACAATAATTTTTTAACATCTTCTGGACGATCAAGGGCAAGGAAGATTACTTCAAGATCGATGTCACCCTTTTTAATATTGTGAGTGTAGGGGACTGACCATGTGAACTTTCCCCAGTTGGACTCTGGGAACCAGTCAAGCCATGTTTTAATAGTTGTAGTTCGTAACTGTGGGTTTGTGTTTCGGATAATAGCCCATCTAGACTTTCTAAGGCCGTCTGGCCCTTTCTTTTGTTGTAACGCTCTACGAAATACCTCGACACAACAGCCAACACTTTTGCCACTACCAACTGGCCCCCTTATCCCACGAAAAAAAGTATTATCCTTCATAAAGGATTTTAGCACTTCACCGTCAGGCTTGTACTTAAAATCAATCATCTTAGACCTTTATCTACCAATACCTTCATAGATTTTTCCACAACCTCAGGTCCATACCAATCAATAATCTGATCAACCATTGCATTAGTAACAAAAGATGAACCATGCTTTTCTGGAAAATATTTAAAATGTATTTTTCTAACAGCTTCTCTCAAAGCATTTAAATCTTCTTGCTTTAGCGCATTAACAAAACTCACTGTTCCCAAGCCTCGTTTATATCTGGTGTAGAAGGATCATCAGCCTTTAGCCTACCCTTAGAATCCCTAGCACGTTTCTTTTTCTTAGGCTTTTCAAGTATTTTGCTTAAAGGTTGACCTACAACCCATACAAGTCTTCGAGACTCAGAAGTTCTTGTCTTGCCTGTGTATGTAGTTCCAGCAAGCTCATGAGTTTCTCCATCATAATCTTCACCAGAATTTGCTATTATCCATCCCATTGTTATGTCCTATGGTCTACTTTTTTCAAATTCTTTTATTTTATTTAAATGATTAAGCAATGTAGTTCTTTGCTTAACAAGATCAGAAGAAGATGGTTTTCCTTTTAATTTAGCAATACCTCTTCTTAATAAAATTTTTGCATCAGAAAACATAGAAGTCGAATCGGGCTGTCTTTTCTTTTGTTGCGCTTTTGAAAGATTAGGGTCAGGCTTAAACTTATATTGCAAAACTTCACTGCTTGTAAGTTTCATATTTGATAAGTCTTGATTTATTTGCTTTATCAAACTTTGTGCTTTTCTTTTAAACGGTGCTGTCTCTTTACTCATGATCTGTATCTCCTTACTTTCCTAGCAATCTTTTTCGGTTGAGCCACAAACTGCCTACCCTTTGCCTTACCCTTTCGTTTGGCTCTGGTTGTAGCGCGATACTCAGCATCACTAAGAGCAGCAATAGCCTTGCTAGGAAGGTAGCGTTCACCAGTTTCACTAGACTTCTTACCAGATTTAGTTCTCCATTTCTGCTTGCCCCAGTTAAGCAAAGAACGCTGCGGTGCTCTCACGATCTGTATCCTCCACCGCGTTTCTTATATTCTTTGGCTAATAACTGCGCCTTTCGAGCCGACCACTGCCCTGCCGCAGTACCATGAGTAGCCTTTGCTTTTATCCTACGAAATAAACTAGCACGCATCTTAGGCTTAGTATAATTACCTGCTGCATTAACCGCCATTATGTACCAACTTTTTTCTTAGCTAATTTATGAGCTTCACCAAAAGTAGAGCCTTTTAACATTGCAGTTCTCATTACCTTCATATGCTTAGAAGTATGATGTTCACTATGACGCTTCATAGTTTGCTCCTGACGTTTAGTCAGTTTAAGTAAACTCTTTTTCTTCTTAGCCATTTTAATAAGAACTACCAGACTTAGCTTTCACTATCTTTCTTTTCAAAGAAGATGGTAACGTTTTCTGCTTTGACGAAAGTAACGTCTTTTTCTTTTTCTTAGGTCTTCCAACCTTATCACCGTATGTTCCTTTACCCATTGGCATCATGCTGTCCTTTTCTTCTTAGCTTTGTTTCTTCTGCTTATTGCTCTTGCTTTCGCCCTTGCGTCTACTTTGCTGCTTGCTCCCCACGCCCTTAGACTTAGAAGTAACCGTGTTGGCTTTCCCTTCTCGTCCTTTTCTGGACCCTTTGCGTTGCCCATCCTTGCTAGAAAGCTTGCTCTTCTTGGATTGTCCCCCGACTTTACTGGGGGCTTTAGATTTGACCCCTGCGCTTTTGCGCTGCGCCGACCCTCCTCGTTTAAACCACCTTCGGGATTCTGACCCGCTTTCCTCTGCCATGAAGGAGTCTTGAACCTTGCCATACCAAAATCTCTTTAGCCAATTAAACATATATCGACCCCTACACTAAAAAAATATTTTTAACCACGCACAAATTGTTTTTAAGAAAAATGAGAGTGGTAGACTACTAGCAACATAATGTATTGCAGTTTTTGCCCCCCCGTACTAACCCAGATCAATGCTGACCTTGATGTCCCCAGCAACTTGTACCTGAGATCGATCTATTGGTTTGAACCCTGCTCTATCAAGAATGTCTTTGCTCGCCTCTAGCTGTACATGCTCAGACCGAGCACCAGTGGCTAACTTCAATACCTTCGCAGCTGCAACCGTAGCGTTCATACCTAACTGCTCCCCAACACGTTGCATCATATACTGTTGCACATGTGGTTGAGCTAAAGCCTTGGATGCGCTTACCCTTCCTGATTCACCTATAGCATACCCTGCTTGTTCTGCTGCGGCTCTTACTGAACACCCAGTTGCTACAAGCGTATCCACCAGAGCTAGTTGTTTAGGCGTTAGTTTTCTACTTTCTATGTTCATTATAGACCCGAGTTACATGTACCTTTATAAACATGGAGTAAAGTGCTTTCCGTCTGGATAACCCCCCCTATGATCCCCCCCAACATGCTCGTTTTGTCAACAGTGTGTCAAGTCATTACCGTACGTCATTACACAAGTTACGTGGCGTCACTCATACCTTGAGCATGTTGACAGGGGGTGGGCCATTTCGCGCGTTTATTGTGCTTCGCTCTCTTTTTTGCGCGAAACCGCGCTACTCATGAATCGAGCCACAAGGGTGTCTCGACCCGAAGGGTGAGTATCGACTTGTCCTGAGGTCTTTAGCGCAAGACCTCATACTCCAAACTTATGAAGGAATGAGTTTGCTTGAGGCAAACGAGTATACCACCCCCCCTTGAGGGGGGTATTTGACCTGTTCGGGAGTAGCAGGTCAATGGCGTTGTGAAGCAACGGCAAGTGTCCAACAAGTACAATGACGGCTTTCATACACTTTAGCGTTCCGAGCGCCATAACGCTCGGGTTTGAATGAACCTTCCGTAATTGTTCTTGATGGTCACCGCCATAGTTTATTGCTATTGCAGTTTACTTGAGCGCAGCCTTGCTGCGCGTATGGCTCTTGCTCGACGCTTCTGGACGCAATTGTCCTGCCACTCCCTCGGCAGGTTCAAATTAATTTAGATAATGGCTAATATAGGAGATACAAAATGGCAAATTCTAAAGTTGATACTAAAGCTCTTGACGAAGTTAATGGCGTTGAGGCAACAATAACATCCGATAACGTAGGTGGCACAGCTATATTTGATATGGCAACCGAAGCAGTAGAGCTTTTGGTAACTGCATTTGGAACAAATGACAGGACAGCAAAGGCTCTTGCTCGACAGTTATGTTCAGCTACCTACTTTCTGCTTAATGGCTCGGATAATTATAACGGCATTCGTTTTTATGTAATGCAAGAGCAGACGAAAGTTATTGAGGCTGAAGACGCAGTTGAGAAACACGTAGCGAACGCGGGAGCTATTCTTGACGCGGCAGCCGAACGCCTCGAAGTCAGACAGACTGAAGAGGCAGACATGCAAGCCTTACACAATATTTGTTGTGAGGTCTTCAAGACTGAAACAGGCGAAGCTTGGCAGCCTTATTCCGCAGGAAGAAAGGCAGTCAAGAAACCGATGAGCAGAGCAGAACGCTTAGCGAATAAAGGTATTAAGGTAGTCAAATAGACTACCGACACCTTTAAGAAAAAGGAGGGAGGCTGAAAGGCCTCCCAAAAAATTTTTCGCTCGCTTCGCTCGCTTACTGGGTTAAAGAACAACGGCTGTTGCCAGGCACTTTGTGACTGGCGGACACAGCCTTATACTCTTGTTCGAGTAAACGAAGTGTAAACGAGAAACAGAGAACTATTGTGACTTGGTAAACGAAGTGCACTCAAGGAACCAACGCCAAGCCGCGAGGTGGGCTTCATACTGTGTGTGTGCAGCAGCTTTTTTGCACACAAATAGTTCATCAATCTCATTCTTATACTGACAATAGATAATAATTTTCTTTACAATAATTGTTGTACAGTATAGGTTTAACTTGTGCATATGTGCACCAACAACAAGCAAGGAGGAAGTAATGCTTGATTATCTAACGCCAAACCAGTTGGCTAATTACTGGGAATTTGATGTTGAAATGCAACCAGTGTTCGATCAACATGGTGAAGAGATCAAAGGCTCTCAACATGTAGTTCGTACTGATACCAATCAATCATTGGGTGTGCATGGATCACGTTATAAAATGGTTCGTCACGATGATGTTGTAAATTCTATTTTAGATAGTGTTTCATCAGCCAATCTATCTGATGATTATAAATGTAATGTAAAGGTACTTGAAGATGGTCGTAAACTCAGAGGTGAAATACTATTTAATGATTTGGTTGTTGAGCCTACAGTTGGTGACTATGTTAAATTCAAAGTTGATTTTTTCAACAGCTATGATGGATCATGGTCATTCTCACAAGCAGCTAGTGGTCTTAGACTATGGTGCTTGAACGGCTGCACCACACCAGATGTAGTTGCTCGTACTCGTTACAAGCATACTACATCGATCAATGTCGAAGGCAGTGCAGCAAAGATTACTAACGGTCTTCATCATTTCATGTCACAAAAAGAACGGTGGCAAAGCTACATGCAAACAACAGTTACTACACCAATGGCTGAAAAGTTCTTCAAGAACACAATAGCAAAAGCATTCACCCGACAAACACAAGTTACAAAAACAAATGAAAGGCAACTTGAAAAGTTGCTTGAGATTTGGGGTAATGAATGTCGAGAGCTTGGGCGTAACAAGTGGGCGCTGTACAATTGCCTTACTTACTGGGCAACTCACACTCAGGAGTTACGCTCACCGCATACTGCAAGATATAACAGAGAAGCAGCTATTGCATCAGCAATGCGTAGTAAACACTGGGAGTTCTATGATGATCACAGTTCAAGTTAAAAATATTGAGTCACTATTACAGTGGCTCAAAACTTGTCCACATGATTATGCTATATCATCAATGCAAGGTGGGTTTGTTCATGTAAAGTTTTTTATTTCAATGGAGGAATTAGTGGAGCAACAAAATGCCAATGACTAAGAAAGACTATGAATTCATAGCAGATGAGATAGCGCCAATGATGCATTGGCCTACTCACATTGAAGAGCTTGCTGATAAACTGCAAGCACTTAATTCTAAATTTGATAAAGATAAGTTTGTTGCTCGCGCTATTGAAGCATGGGAAGAAAACTATCAAGAATGTAGAATGGAGCAGATCGATGACAACATCCCCTATTAATCATGCAATGGCAATGGAGATAATGCTGAGCAAAATCTTTGATGATGTCTTTTATAAAACAAAACATAAAGCCCTTGCTTTCTGTGAAAGTTGTGATGGTGATGGTGAGGTTGAGGTAAATGTACCTCGCCCTCATAATTTCAATCGGGATATTGGTGTCGTTGATGTGAAGAAAGTTGAGTGCTCAGAATGTGGTGGGCTTGGTATAATCACAACTGAGGTTGACCAAATAGATTTTTAACTGCATACATGCAGTATGAAATCTTATTTACAGTATCTAAAAGATGAAGCGGTCAAGCGTGATGTTAATTTATTAAAAGCATTTCGCTTGGCTGAGATTCCAACGTCAACATATTATCGAACAATAGGAATGAAAACAGAACTTAGATATTTAACTGCAAGCAAAGTTTTAAACGCTATTCATGAGCAAGAACGTAGACAACAAGCAGCTACGATTGCCAAGCAACTACGATCTGATAATAAAAATGTTAGTAGAAGCAAGGCACGAAACGGGATTAAGCCAATCTCAATTGGCTGATGTCATTGGCTGTACCGAATCGTTGGTTCACAAATGGGAACAACATAAACGCATCCCATCAGGTTTCTTATTCATGTGTTGGTTGGATGCTTTGGGTTACGATGTCGAAGTCAAAAAAAGGTAAGAGATATATAACTTGTATTGCTTGCGATATAAAAACCGAATGGTTCGTTGCAATACTTAAAAACAATCATGCAAGAACAATGAATAAACATTGGTATGTATGTTTGAATTGTTATGAGGAAGACAGATGGCAAATCAAAACAAGAACAAAGGAACCTATCACGAAAAGTGGTTTGTCGAATGGCTCAATAAAATCAAAGCGCCAATCAAAGCGAAAAGGCAACCCCTCTCGGGCAGCTTGGGAGGAGAGTATGCAGGGGATATTAAACTCGAAATCAACGGACAAGAATTAATAGGTGAAGTAAAGTACAGAGATAAATCTAACTTCCCAAGTCCATTCGCAGTATTAGAAGGCAGAGACATTGCCTTTTATAAAAGACGGAGAGGAACTCCGCAAACGCTTGTCATAATGACAGGAGATAAATTTCAACAACTATTAGAGGAAGCTAATGGAAAACTCACTGACTGCAAGGTTTGAAAAATTTCATACCGACAACCCAAAAGTATATGAACTGTTTAAAAAGTTTACGTTCATGGCAATACGCAAAGGACACAATAGATTGTCTGCATGGATGATTGCAAATAGAATCCGTTGGGAAACTTCAATCGAAACATTCAGCGATGATGATTACAAAATAAGTAATGATTACATTGCTTTGTATTCAAGAAAGTTTATGGAAGAATTTCCACAATACGATGGATTCTTTCGTACCAAACCAATGCGGAGGGCGTAATGAAAGAAAATGATGACTGTTGTATAGATGATAGAGTTTGTATGCATTACATTATAGATCAATTGGAAGAAATAATTAATGATTGTAACCCAGATAAAGGAACTGCAAAAGCTCTTCAAAAGGTTCATAAAAGTTTATATCACTTAAAAGAAAGCATGATTTACAATTTAGGTGTAAATTCGAGGTTAAGACAATTATGAAATCAGTAAGCAAGTCTGCATCAAATGATGTGTGGTCTGCAAGTTTAAATCGCAAATCACATCCAGTATTAAAAAAAGAATTTGGTTCTAATACATCATGGCAACCAGATGCATATAAAATAAATGCTGATCGTATACGAAACAAGGAACCTGTTGGTGAGAACTGGTTATGGGGTCGTGGTGCTGCATCACTGGTACACTTTGGGTATCTTACTGAAGCAGAGCTTGAACCACACCGACAAGCATATCTTGATGCAATTACTATGTATGGTGACTCTCAAAAATTACATGATGAACTTGTCAAAAAATACAAAGATGCAATGGATATTCTAAAAAATTAGACTTGATAAAGCTGCACATAAGCAGTAGTATCAAACAATAATAATGGAGGAAGTAATGAACCGAAAAGGTTTTATCGGGGGCAGTGATTGTGTCCAGATTATGCAAGGCAATTGGTTACAATTGTGGCAAATCAAAACTGGTCTTATTGAATCAGAAGATTTATCTGACAATCTAGCAGTGCAGCTTGGTGTTCATACTGAAGACTTCAATCTGCAATGGTTTGAGAAAAGCTTTGACTGTGTACTATCATGCCATCAATCAGAATTTAAAGATGAAATTGGTATTGTTTCTGTCAAAGGTACTGTTGATGCTATGTGGAATAACTTGAGTTACAGTGCAATCATTGAGGCTAAACATACCAATGCATTTAACAGCATGAATGATATGGTAAAAAAATACATGCCACAGATGCAATTATACATGCATATGTCTGGTGTATCAGAGTGCTATCTCTCAGTAATTTTTGGTAACAGCAAATGGGAAGCGGTGTGTATTAGCTATGATAAAGAGTATTTCAATTCAATGTGGGCGGTGGTGTCAGACTTCTGGGGTTACGTTCTTCGCAATGAGGAGCCGATTGGTGTCGATACGCCCTCGCTCTCGATTGACAAAATCCCGTTGGACGAAATGGTTGCACGTGACGCAACATACGACAACAGGTTTATCGACGCAGCCGTTACTTACATTAATAAAGAATCCGATCACAAACAATTTGAAACAGCAAAGAAAAACTTGAAGGATATGATTGCAGAAAACGAGCGTGAGGTTTACTGTGATCAACTATCAGTAAAGCGCGACAAGCGCGGTAGCTTACGCATAACAAAGAGGAATGTAAAATGACTAAAAATATTATTGGCTTGTTAATCAAAGCAAGATCAGAAATACAACCACCAAAGAAAGAGGGTACTAACCCACATTTCCGCAGCCGCTATGTTACTCTTGAAGGGTGCATAGAAGCTGTTACTCAGCCACTTGCTAACAATGGTTTCTTTCTGAGTCAGCAAGTCGGATCAAATGAACTGGGAACATTTGTTGCAACTGCAATTTATCATCAAGATTTTCCTGATTGGTCAATGGAATCTAGCGTCCCACTTGTATTAGCTAAGAATGATATGCAAGGTCTTGGCAGTGCAGTTACATACGCAAGACGCTATGGGATTATGTCATTACTTAATCTTCCATCCGAAGATGATGATGCTAATCAATCTACTACACAAACAAATTCGTTGGCTGACACGGCAAGTGAGAAGACCAAAAGTCGAACGCAGACGTGGCATAAGTCGGCATCATAATTCTTGAGGATGCGGATAACTTTACAGCTTTTGACAATCCGTTTTTCTACACTAAAGGGCGGTGGTGTCCTCAAGAACCGCCCACTTAATTTAAGATAAAGGAGCCAGAAGCATGGCAGAATATGACGATACTAATAAGGGCGCAGCATTTGCACCGTTCGATGATATGGAACTATTACTTCAAGGTAATGTAGACAATGGTGGGCGCAGTACAAAACTCGCAGTCATTCGTAGAACTTCACGTGAAGGTAAGGAAATCATGGAAGTGTATGAAAAGATTGGCGCTATATTTCCAAATGATAATGATAAAGATGGTGCACCAGATTACACTGGGTCAATATATAAAACAGATGATAAGCAATCACCTTGGACTGATCCCAAGCACAACAAACGATTAGCAGGTTGGCGCAAGATTAAAGGGGATAAACCATACATGTCGTTTGCAATATCTGATCCACAAAATAAAGCACCGTTTTAGATTGCACACTATTGGACAGTATAAGATAATAGAGACACAGCAAAAGTTTACTTCCTCTTTATGTTGTGTAACTAGGCAAGCCTTCGGGCTTGCTTTTTTTATTTAGAGGCAGCTATGAAACTAAATCAAATTCAAGAAGAGATGTTAAAGTACTTGCGTACACAAGTTGATCGGTTGCAAGATGAACGTTATCAACCTGATGCAAGACCAAGCATCATTAATGAATTAAAGCTAGCACAACAAGAACTAAAAGACTTTACAACAAAACTTAGAAAAGAGGGGTACAATATCTAATGATTGAGACTGTAGAATTAACTGTTGATAGCTTTGTCAAAGCGTTTGGAAGAGCGCCATCCGAAAAAGAAATAGGGATGATGATGAATATCAAAGCAACAAAACAAGAAAAACAAATTAATACTGGGCGCAGTGGCAACACAATGCAACGCAGTAAAATAAGTCAAATGAACACAATGGGCAGAGGAGGACGTAAAAGAAATAAAAAAGTAAAGGTATCAGCAAAAGCATTTACAATAAATAAAATGCTTACAAAGTATTCTTTATTACCAGAAGATATTGCAGATATTTTAGGAGATGATTTAACAACAGTTAATAACTGTATAGCAAGATTCAGATTGCCCAGAGAAGAATGTGTCGTGGGGTAGCAATTGAGGAAACTACCCCAAAACAATAATAAATAAAAACAAAAGGAAGGTAAACCTATGATTAAGTATTGGACATTTATGATTTTAAGTTTTTGTATTAACGGAGAAACAATAGAATATCCGTTAATGTTCCCAAGCTATGATGCCTGTAGCGAAAACAAAGCAAAGATTAGAAATACATTTGTTCCTTATGCAACGCACAAAAACGTGCATGTGTATTGCAAAGGAACACAAGTTGCTTCTAATGAATTAGTTAAACCAATGAAAAGACCTTAATAATATCGTAAGCTATGAGTGCCGAGCATTTTTCGTTCAAACTCCTGCTCAAACCATAGCAGTCTGGGTTTTATTTTTACGGATGAAATGACCAGATACTAAGGGGGTAGTGAGGTGCCCCCTTTTTTATACAATAGACAAGGCCAACTCTAGCGTTTCTTTGTTGCGCCTTGTCCAACCTTTTCCGTAATGTTTAAAATCGTCTAAACTTTCGTAAAACTTTTGCCTGCCGTAGTAGTAGTTGTCTAACACTTCTTGAGGCTTTCGATCATGCACGGCTGCAATTGTCATTTTTCCTATTTTACCGTCTGCCGTAGCGCCAACTGCTTTTTGCAATATTTTTGCGGCTCTGCTTGGCCCTGCGTTTACGCATAAATCTGCACAAGAAATATCAACACCGCTTGGCAAATGATCTGCCTTTATTACATCCCAATAGTTTTGCTTGTATAGCGGCTTCACATCTTCTTTTGTCAGTGCTTTCATCACATCTTTAGGCGCAGGCTTGCCGGTGTACTTTGCCCAATTCCAGGCAGTAACGCCTAACATTGTAGAACCTTCATTGCCGTGTCCATCGCCTTTGGCATTACCGTTGTCGCGTTGATCGTCCGTAAAGCCACCTTCATGCTTTATCAGCATATCAAAGAACATTTCCCAATTGTCTTTCATCAATCTAACTCCACTGCTTTTGTTCCCCATTGCCGGGTATAGCCATCTGCTTCATAACTCTCAGCCCACTTATTTTCTGTAAATTCTGCAAACTTAATGAGAGCTTCGGTATCGCCGTATAGTTGGTCAATCCAGCCGTTGTTTTCTTTTACTTGATCTTCGAGGTGGTAAATCTTGTGCATCTGGCTGCTAATCCACCAGACGCCCCCAACAGTCTGCATGATGATTGCCACAACAAGGGCTAGAGGCACCTTTAAGTCACTCATTTCTTCACTCCGTAATATTTGCTCACGGCTCGATTGCCGAACCAAAAGCTCATTATTGCAGCAAACAAGCCTTGCGTTTCTGCTGTCCACATAAGCGGTATGGCGTCTTGCCAGTTGCCACCTTCGGCCATTACTTTGAGCATCACTACCGCTTGTACGGAGACGAAAAGAGCAAAAAAACAATAAGTAATAACAGGCCTGACACTTCCACGTAATGCGTTGACAAAACCCCCAGAATCCATTGAATCATGCTTGTATAACCCCTCTGTTTCTTTAATCTCCGCTTGCTTATCTATGATGTTTAGCTTTAGCTCATTGCGCTTGGTCATCATGTCCATTTCAACTTGCATACGCTCTAAGTTATGCTTGTGATCTTGGCTTGCCTTAAAATAGTTAAGCACCTCTGGTAAAAACGACGTGCCAAACCCAAGCAAGCTGCCTAGTAATGTCATCATTTTTTCATCGCTTTCTTTTTGGCTGTTTTGCTAAGTTCGTTAAGGTGAAACAAGCGTTTGCTATTGGCAGTGTGCCTAACACCAGTATGCAAAGTACCGTCTGCCATTTTATGCATATTACCTTTATGTTCTGTTCCATTACGCAAGTAATGCTTCATTCCTTTACCCATTTTAGTCTCCTTTGAATTTTTCGCTTGAGATTTCTGAACTAGTTGTCATGCCAGTGCTTGTTTTCTTGGTGGCGCTTTTACTTTCCATGCTAGAAAAACCAAAAAATGCGCCAACTAAAGCCGCAATACTAACAAAGTAAATGGACGCCATAGCGCCAATAATTTCGGCTGCTTGGTCAAGGCCGATGGCGCTAGCGAGTAAGACTGCAAACGGATAGAGTAGGAGGCCCAACAAAGAAAACCAGGCCATGTTTCGCTGGCTGTCTCTACGTTTGTCAGCGTCATCTATCTCTTTGCGTCTGTTGTAAAGCTCCAATGCTTCCCACTCACTTGGCTCTATAACTCCGTTGCCGTTTTTGTCTGCCTTGTCGAACTCTGTCATTGGCTTTCCTCGCTATCTTTAAGGCAATTCCTCGATCTTTTGTTATGACCACCACTTTGCCGTTTTCGTCGTAAAGCACCCATTTACTTTTTCTCTCTAATAGCTTCAAAACAGTGAACCGCTTGTGTTGCTGCTGTTACTAAAGTTTTTGCTTTTGATTTTTCTGCAAGGCACGCATCTTTTGACGTATAAACATTGCCTACCTGGTAGTATTCCAAGCCACCGCCAGTTGAGAATGATATCCATATAAGAAACCACATCACCAACGGCCTTGCCATTTGCCCAAAAAGTAAAACGCAACAAACAAAATACCGCCGCTTAAAACAAAAATAACCGCGCCAATGGCAAAGTTTATGAGGTTGTCTATTTGCTCTTGCTTGCGGTAAAGCTCATCTTTGCGTTGTTTCCGCATCTGAGCTTCAATCTGCAGAACTTCTTTCCATGCGCTAGGGCCATACGTCCAACTGATATGATCTTTGATTTCAGCCCTCATTTGCTCCATCTTTTTCTTATTGGCGAAAATCTCAATTGCTGTTTCTTCATCAGAACCTCGGAAAGTTTTTTTCCAAAATGGTGGGTCTTTTTCTCGCTTTTCTATTTCGTTAAAATCGCTGAAAGCCTTGCCCCAAGTAGACAGTTGGCTTGTCATATCTTGAAAATCACGGCCTGCCGCCACTGCACCCTTGAGAGCCTTAAATGCGCCTGTTGCTAAAGCTACGCAGCTAACCGGGTCCATTGTCCTAGCTCAGAAACGTCATTCTAAGTAGCAACAGCAAGCTTGCACCAGTTATGCAGATCATAATGGCTTCCATACGCTTTATGCGGTTATACAAGTCTTTAAGCTGTATTTTCATTTCGGTTTTAATTTCCACAACCTCTTTCTCCAATCCATCAATGCGTGTATGGGCAGAGGCAACTGTTCGTTTATCTTCGCTCACCAAGACCCCTCCCAATTGCGCAGCTTGGCAAACTCGCCATCCATAAGCTTAACTTTGATGACTTCTTGAACAGCGTGGGTATCGCTCCAATCAACACCCGCTTCGCGTAGCCAGTTGGTGACTAGGGCAGGCTCAATGTTGCCGATATGCTTGTAATCGCTGCCTATGGCGTTAGGTGAAGTTTGACGCGCATACTCAGCATCTTGGATCATGCCAGACGCATCAAAGGTACGCTTGATAATCATTTGATCGCCGTCAAACGTTACCTTTTCGCCTATTTGATTATTAGCCATCTTCCCAAGCCTCGTTCACGTCTGGTGTGCTTGGATCATCAGCTTTTAGCGTGCCGTTTGCGTTTCTTGCACGTTTCTTTGTTTTAGCTTTTGGCTTTGCTGTTTTGAAAACAGCCGGAACATCTACTTCAATTAAAGTGCCAGGTTTAAATTCTAATATCTGGTCTACTTCGGCTTGCGGTAGGTCTACTATATCACCATTACGCTTAATGCCTTGCGACGTAGACATGGACCTATAGTTTACTTGTACTTTCACTGTTCTGCCTCCTAAGAGTATTTTGTACTTGTATAGTATAGGGGCGGCGAACCGCCCCTACAAATTATGACGTAGTGTTGTCAGCAATGATGCCAGAAGCGGCTTCGTTTTTGCAGACAAGTGTTAATTCCTGGACAACCTGTCTTGTTGAATTATCGCCGGTTTTGGCTAACTCAACATTCTTTGCCGGTCTAAGAACTGCCACTTCCCACATATCATCTTGCATGATGAAAACGTCACGAGAACGGTTTTCTCTAGATGGTTGGAAAGCAACTTGACCCCAAGGAGTTAGGTAGATTGACAGTGAGTTAATCACACGCTCACCATCTGCAACAACGTTGGCTCTCTGGTTGTTATTACCAGTGAACGCCAATGCTTTATTCATTTGGAAAGCAGAGAGGTAACAAGTACCTGGAGTCCCACCATTTTCCCAAATGCTTTGCATCACATCGTCGAATTTAGTCTGGCTAAAAGCTGTCGCTGTGCCGTCATCAGTACGCGCATTGGTGCCAGTACCGTTGGGGTTTGCGCCAGAATTGCCTGATTGGAAGTTGACGTTTGAAGTCATCCAAACAGGAGCACCGGCCATTTCGCGGGCAGTAGTAGCATTACCATCTACTTTAGCGTTATTATCAAAAAGAGCTTTTTCTACATCAAGCTTTTGCTCTTTAGAGATTTTTAACACTTGGAATGCCATTTCACGCGCTCTACCGGCCTTGTCCAAACCTTCGTCTGTGTCTGGAACGACTACCGCATTTTTAAAGATTTGCGTTCTGTTGCTCAAACGTGTTGTTGCTGTTCGAGCTTCAGCAGTAGTTGCATCACCTTCGATATGTGCGTTTGCAGCACTTGATCTTAGGCTATCTGTTTGCCATTCATGCAAAGTGTTGGACGCAGTAGTTTTGCGACACTTCGTTAGAAATGGTGTTTCTTCAGGCGAAACGTTATAAATAACGTCCTGAAGGTCTTCTTTTATGCCAACAGCATCATCGTTATGTTACCAACTAGGAGTTTACCCTAATTTTCTAACGCTTTCACGCTAGTCCAGATCATATCTTCACCCTTGTATTAAGGGGCGGCGCACTCGTGGGCTTTTATTGACTGTTCTAGTCTCATATGCCTGATCGTTGAACCTTCATCTTATCCCTAAGACGCTTGGCTGCTGATTACCCAATTCGATACCTTTTTAAACATTCACGCTTACCGTTGCCAGTTACGTTGTAGTGTTATCGACTCTAAGGGCTTCCCAGACAATTCACGCCGTTGCTAGTGCCTGTTACCAGACACAACAGCCTATGTGCTTAAGCTGTCGAACGTGTTACTTGGTTGTGCCATTTTGTATTTCCTTTCAAAAGGCTTAACTGTTTAGGATTAGATCAACTGCATCATCAATTGACCCGGTTTTACGCAAGCGGTCTTGTTTTTGCTTACGTGCTTTAGCTTTCCCAACATTCGGCATTTTCTTCGCACCGGCTTTCACTGGGGCAATGCTCTGCTTTTTAGAGGTGGCTTTGCCGCGCTTTTGCAAAAGCTTACGAAAACGCATGGCATCATACATTGCTAGTATGTACCTATGATCTCGCACGCTTTCCAATTCCTGTTGCGAAAACCCATAGTGCTCTCCTACTTCCATCAAGCCCTTTTTTATCACTTCGCCTTTTTCTGGGTCTGCAATATCAGGTAACTTTTCTGAAAGTAATTGAGTTTGCTGTTGGGTAAACGCCTGCAATTGCTGTTGCTGCTGTTGTTCTTGCTGCTTTTGCATTTGCTGAAATTGTTGCACTTTGGTATCGTGTTCAGCCTTTGCCTCGTCGTATTCCAACTTGCTTTGCATAAAAGCTATTGGATCGGACTCAAACAAATCCTTTGACGGTGGGGTAGGCTCTGAGAAACCAGTTTGTTGCGCTTTTTGAAAAAACTCCAATTGTTGTTGTTGCTGTTGGGCGAGGGCAGTAGCTTGCTCTTTGTAAGCTTTTTCAAGCTTTGCAACCTCTTGCATCCTCTGGTTGATGTAACCTTGCCCGGCTGCGGATTGCTTAAGCTGATCCAGTGTCCAGTTCTCCTCTTTGCCGTTGATTTTAACGGTGTGGAGACTGTCTTTTTCAGTGCTTTCCTCTAGGACTTCTTCTACATCGTCGCTGTCAAAATCAATATCTGACAGTTCTTCATCATCAAATTCTAAAGTTTCTTCGCTCTCAGCTTCTTGCTCAGTTGGCTCAACAACTTCTTCCTCTGATGTTTCTTCTACTACTTCTTCTGTAGCATCTTCAGTACTAGTATCTGGTACTTGTATAAGCTGCTCAACGGCAGCATCAATTGTGTTAGCTGTGTCGTTCACGGTACTAACCCTTTCTTAAATCTAAAAATGTCTCTGCTGCAATTGCAGCGTCAAGGTTCATTTCAATTAAATTTAATGCACGAATAACTGCGTGCGCTTCTTCGCGTGCCTCAATATCTTTGGCATCGCTAGTTGCGAAAACATCTTTTTGACGCTCTCGAACATTCTCAACAAACTGCTTAAATGCAGTATCGTTTTTTAACCTTTTGGCTTCTTCAGCCGTTATACGAATATCGCTCATTGTTGTTGGGCAATCCCTGCTACGGTTCTAAGCTTGTCTTGTTCTGCTTTAACTCTGGCTACATCAACGGCTGTTCCGTACTGACCCGCTACCTTGGCCGCATCAACAAGTAAATCTTGCGCCATCTGATCGCGTTTTAAATCATCTTCTGCGGCTGCTTTGGTTGCGTCTAACTGTAGCTTCGCCATGTCAGATTGCATCTTAGCTTGGGCTTTCATTTGCTCGGCCTGTAGATATGCAACGTTAGGGTCTTGTTGCTGTTGCGCCATCATAGCTTGTTGTTGCTGTTGTAACGCCAACATTTGCTGTTCGATCTCCTGGTTAATCGGCGCAAAGTATCTATCTGAGTTACGCACACCGGCTGTTGCCATCATGTCAGTAATTGTATTGCGTATGTTTGTAAGGCTAACCAACCCATTCATAGGGCCATATTGCTGATATACTTGGGTCTGCATTGTTAGTGCTTGCTGTAAGGCGGCTACCTTTTCATCTTCGCGTCCAGTACCCAAGCCAACGTTTACGCTTACGTCCATTGATAAATCCCAAACTCTAGGATCAACTGGCACAAACTGACCATTCATACGCATCATTTTTTCTTCGTTAAAGTTCTTGTGCATGATACGCAGAATAATTTTAAACAAGTCTCTTAGCCCATCAGCAAGATTACGGACCATAACTTCAACTTGGCCTGCTGCTGCCTCTACACTTGCTGTAACGGCTGCTTTGGTTGTGGACTGCATCGCATCAGGGTTAAGAGCCATGTTTTGCGTAACGCCTGTTTTTTGCTCTACAAGCCTATCTAAGTATGTCAATGCGCCTAATGTTTGGCCTGCTGTAAATGGTATGCTTAAATCTTGTATGCTGCCTTGCTGCCTCATTCTAACCAAGCCGCCAATCTCAGCGTTCATAAGGTCTTCAACGTTCACACTACCTTCGAGAAAACCAAGTCTAGGGTTGTTTGTAAGGGCAACATTATCCAAAATGCCCCTCAAGATCGCTGTGCTTGCGTCTTGGTCATCTGCAATAAGCTCACAAAGGCTACGTCCATAAAACGAGTGTGGCTCTGGGTCTACTTCTAGCTTTACCATTGGCACTTCATCGCAAGGCTCAAAGTCTAATAATTCATATGCAGTGCCACCCAACAAAAACTTATGCAAAACAGGTATGCCAGTACCATCAACGTCCATACGCATATAAGCTTCTGTTATGGTAATGTTTTTCATTGCAGGGTCTTGCTCATCGTCATCTGCAAAATCTTCATCATACCCTTGACGCGCTTGCACCTCTGCTTCTGTTATTTCTGATCCGCTTGTTAAACCATCAAGGTTAAAAACTGTATCTGGATCATAGCCCATTGCAATCACATCACCGGCACGCATATCAGTTCTGTGCGCTACAATGTATGCGTCCTCTATTGTTCTAGCATCTCGATTTACAAAAAATTCCTCTGGCGGTACGCTTTCTATGCATAGATCGCCTTTCATTTCTTTGCGGCTAAGTTTGACTGCAAATATTGGTGCCTCAACATCTACGCCAAACTCATCCATTTCCATACGCATTTCCATGCTTTGCTCTAGCACTTCAACGTCTGGGTCGCTTGTAAGTAAGCTTAACTCATCTTCAGAAAGGTCTGATAATGTGTATATTTTTGCTGTTGGGTATTCCTTGTGATACGCCTTGATAATGCCCTGCTTTTTCACAAGCGCGTCATGGATTGCATCACTTAAAACACGGTAGCCGTTAAGTCTGTTAAACTCATGATTGATAAAAACACGCATTATGCTTGGCTTAGTAGCGCGAACTACATCCCTTACTTTGCTGCTTACGATTTTGCTTCTGCCATCTTCATAGCCAATGTCTACTTCTCCATCGTAATACCGTTGCGCTTTTAGCCTTATTTCGCTTATTTCACTTTCAACAAAATCAACTGCGTTTTGCATCGCGTCTTGGACAATTGCAGATATTTCTTGTTCGGTTTTAGGTTGCATTTCCATTACTGCTGTTCCTCATCTGCTTGTAGACCCAACAATATACGAATATCTTTGTCGGTGATTAATCCTCGTTTTTCTGGCGGCACACCTGTTGCAAGCATTTTTCTGACTGCTTGAATTGCGTTCTTTGTTCTGGCCTGAGATGCTTGCTTTGACAAAGCGCCAGTTATAGTTACTCCAAGCATTGTTGGTTCAAGCGCAACTGCTCCAATGTTGAGATATGTCATTAAGCCATTACCTGTTGGGGCAAGCTTTCCAACCAGACGTAATGCGTTATCTGGTAAATCGCCCCTTACTAATTGCCTCATAACTTCTATTTCTTTTTCATCAAAAAACCGACTATCTCTTTTGCTGTTTATTATTTGCTTAATTGCTGCTCTATAATTATTTACTAAATTACCACCAGAACCAGATGAGCCTGTTTGATCTTGCGCTTTTGTCATAGCCTCATCGAATAGCTCAGACTTTTTATATTTTTTATTTGCGGTTCTTGCTGCTTCCATGAGCTTATTTGCAGGCTCTTTAGCTTCAATCAAATCATCTATATCATCAATCATTGATTTAATGCCTTGCTCATTTGGAGCCGCCGTATATCTTTTATATAAACCTTGGCGTAGCTTATCTAACTTTCCTATAGTAAGCTCTTTGCCTAATTGACTTTCTAAAATTTGCAGGGAAGCTTTTGTTTGTTTATCCACGTCTGGAACATAATTAAAATCATCAAGTTTTGATTTTGCAGTTGCCACAAAATTATCTATTTCATCTACGGTAAACTTTACACCTGAATCATCGACTACTTTGTATGCTGCATTTTTTGCAATTCTTAAATTTTCCAGTGAAGGCGTTTCAACAGCTTTTTTTGTAAATGCTTGAAAGGTTTTGTTTTTTATTCCGCTTACTGCGCTTAGACTAGCGGGAGCAGCAAAGGCACCAACTATTCTTGCGATAGGCTCAAATGCGGTACCTTCAGCCTTTTGTCCTAAAAATTCACTTCCTAAACCGGCTGTAACGGCAGTACGTAACGCGGCAGGGCCACCACCAACGGCACCTGTTGCAAACTCTCCAATAGTGCCCATGTATTTACCGCCAGTGGTAGGGCTTACATAATTTACTCGATCTTCGCCAACCAAAGCATCAACGGCATCACCGGCTTTTACTGTTCTTGGCAATGCTTCTTTGCCGATAGCTTTTCTTGTAAGATTGCTTGTGAATTGGCCAACGTCGCTTGGGAGGTTAAGTATTCCCCTTACGCCTCGTAAAGCCCCTGCGCCTGCTGAATTTATTAAATCCCCAACGTATTCGCCAGGAGTGTCTATTTCACCTTCACCAAATATGTTTTCTTTTAAGGTTCCAAATCTAGGCTTTGCTTGCTGTTCTGCAAAATAAGCATTTGCAGTTGCCTCATCTGGAAATTCAATAACTTTACCATTGCCTGCATCAACAACAACGCTCATTTGACAGGCTCCACTTTGCCGGTTTGAGGATTAAACCTATGTGTTACGTTTGGATTACTGGAGCTTGTTTTGGATGAATTACCTTGTTCATTTTCAAAATCACCTAAAACATCAAAGAAATCACCAATTTTGGGTATCTTGGCCGCATCAAACCCTGCGAGCGTACCATTTTCATTAAAATGGTTAGCCATTTCAGTTTTTGAGGCATAGGCAGTTTTTAACTGGGCTAGTAATCTTTGAACACGTAATAGGTTTTCTGACTCATCCAATGCAGGGTTAAATGCTCTTTTTACAAGTTTTTCCCCTTCACGCTCTGTAAATTGACCGCCAAGAATTGCCTTTAAGTTTCTTTGCACAACTTCTTCAACAGCCTCTCTTGTGCTAATTGCTCTTTGACCGCCTTTTGTAAATGCTTTTGCATAGTCGGGAATAAGATTAAGAATTGGCCCAGATAAATTAAAACCGCTAGTATTTAGCTCATTAGCAACAGCATCTAGCTGTTCAATTAACTTTTGTGAATCGGCTCGTTCATTCGTTTGCCATTTAAGTAGCTCTGCTGTATATTTTTTGTCTAATTCTTTAACTGCGTCAGTGTTAGGCAAACCACCGGCTTGTTCACCACCCAACTGATTAGTAATATTTACGTTTGTTCCGCCTCTAGCCATTTGCAACAAATCTGTTGGCTGCATATCTGGGAATTGTTCACGTAAAAATGCAAAGTTTTTCATCAATGCAGTTGAGTTATCTGCACCGCCAGACATTCTTGCTCTCATTATTTGCTGTAACGCAGTAGGCGCAAGGGCAGGGTTGGCCTCAACTAAGGCACCTATTTCTGGATTGATATTCTTTATAAACGCAACAGTCTTGTTATTTGTTTCATTCTGTCGGCGTTGCTGTATCCTATTCGCCGCAAGTTGTTGCAACGCTTGTGTTTGCTGTGGGTTGCCAGACAAGCTCATCAAGGCGATTGCTAACTGATCTCTGGCGTTTGGGTCTTTGCCGGTAATCGCATCACCTAAACGGCCAAACCCACGCTGCATATTCTGACCAAAGTTACCAAGCAATCCTGTTTGTTCAACCATGTTTAACTCCTAGAAAAAT